GAACTATCTTCTGCGAATCAAAAATTTCTCCGGCATTTCTGCTATATGCAATGTCAAGGTCTTTCAGCTCTTCGATAGCTTCTGCGAATATTGGAAGTCCAAGTGGTGTACTGATATCCACATTGTTCGCCTGCGGTGTCCGCAACATTCCGTACAACGGTCCGTCCAACTTCTCACCGTTTGCCTTGAGTATCGGCGGTGTATCTGCCATAAGGTCAGCCCATTTGGTCTGTTTAAGGTCAATCTTATCACCGATTGACTGAGGAGATTTTGATACATAGGCTCTATTGGAAACGTAGTACGGATAGGTCGTCACGCCGTCCACGGTGGTTTCAACAAATCTATGATATTCAAGCCGTGTATAGTATTTCCGTCCAACTGTATAAGAATCCTTAAATATAATCCCTTTGATCTCCTGATTATCGTAATCCACAATCATCACATCTGCCGGAGTGAATACGTCAAGGCTCTCGCCGTTCGGCTTAATGAATACCGTTCCATAAGCACATCCATATTCTACCCAGTGACGTATTTGGAAATATATTTTATCTATCTGCCCCTGTAACCATGTTGCCCTTGCAGAACCATCTATCTGAATGCCAATCGCCAATGTTGCGAGCCGAGCTGTTTCTGAACAGACAGATTTAGCAAAATTAATCGTCTTGATGTTATTCTTATCATCTAACCATTCCGGAACTCCCCTGTAAATGTTCGCGCACCGGTTAATCAGTGATTCCATTTCTGGAAATTCTGCCGCCTGGATATTAAAGTCCTCTTCGGCTTGTTTTTTGAATATCATGTTAAACCACCTTTTTAGTGTTGTTATAAGTCCCATTATGCACTCACGCCCCAGTATTTTATCTCACCCTGTCTACGTGCTTCTGCTGCTTCTTCAAGCGTGTCATGCCTGCCTAGATCAACTTTTTTATTATCTACATAGATTGTTGCTCTATATTTCCCTCTGTCCATGGAAACACCAGTAACACCAGTTGAATTTATTTTTTCCATTCTTTTGTTTCTTGCCTGCTGAGTCCATGTTGCCCATCTGCAATTTTCTGGCGAATAGTCCGAATTTGTGTCTATTCTATCAATACTCAAATTATCAGCATATCCATTTTCTAATGCCCATAGAACAAACGCTTCTGAACTTTTATTCCATTCTTTGCAAACCTTTATTCCTCTTCCGCCATAGTCTTCATAATCTTTGTCATTGGGGTTATTGCATCTCTGACGAATTCCCTGCCAGATTTTATATATTCGTCTATATTTTAGGCTATATCCTCTTTTAAGCATTAGTCCCTCTTCTCCTCCATAATGATTCTGTTGCGTATCTACAAGCATCGACTAAATGGTTGTTCTCGTCAGGATATCCACTTATAACGTTTCCATCTTTGTCTCTTTCATATTCGTACTCTGAAAACTCTTTGTAAGCGTTAGGTGTTCTTTTGGGGTCAATAACAATAGTTCTTGTCTGAAGCCATTTCATAGAATACTCCACACTTCCAGGCCCTTTTATCGCACCCCTTGCTGGAAGTCCAAAGTCTCTATAATCATTGATTGATTTAGGCTCCGCAGAATCGCAAGTAATAGTATAATCATCGTATTTTCTTTTTAGAATCTCGTCTGCTGATTTCCTATTGCTCCATTTATTTTTGTAAATTTCATCAATGAGATATATCTTTTCAGTGTTATGATTGTAATACAAACGAATAAAAGCATACGGATCAGGGAAAAATCCCCAGTCACACCCCTGAAATATTTTGTCCATGCGACTGATCTCTTCATCTGTAATATCTCTAATCTCCAGATATTCAAATACGTTTCCGCCATCGCCATTCGGAACACCCAGGTATTCATGTTCATAGGCTTCTGGATTGATTTCTTTCAGATGTGCTGCATCGTCAATAAACTTCTGTCCGAGCCACTCCGCCGGGGCTTCCAGATAACTTGAATGATGGATAACTCTTTTCGGGTTAGGTATGAGCTTAATCCTGTTTACCCAGTTTGATTTTGATTTTGGCGGGTTATACGATGAAAAATCATAGGATTCATCGCCGCCACGAAGTACTGACTGATTAACAGAACGTTCCTGAGCATCTCCCTTCATTTGATCTTTTTCCTCTTTCCAGAGGATTCCGATATATCCAAACTCCGGCTTAATAGATTTTAGCTTGGTTTCGTCATCCAGACCACGGAAGTATATTGTCTGTCCAGTCTTAATATACTTGATTTCAAGTGGTGACACCTTGCATTCAAATTCTTCCATCAGTCCAAGTTCGTTGATAGCCCATTTCATGTTAGCGTATACAGAATCTTTCAGAGTACCGGCCACCTGTCTTGTAATGCAGGCGTGCATCTGAGGATTATTCTTGATAAGCTCAATAATCTTAAAAGCTACAAATGAAGATTTCAGACCACCTCGGCCGCCCTCGAATACATATTCAATGTTGGGCTTAATCTGTCGGTTAATATCCACGAATGCCTTGCCAAGTACTCTGGCAGGAAGTTCATATTTTTCATCATCGTCTTTTGAAGCTGCTGTTAGCTGCTCCCATTTTTCGATAGCCTGTATATTTCCATCTGCCGCTTTTTTATACAGAGAAGTTGCTACGACTGCCATGTTATTTGCGTCTTCGTCAGCAATCCCCATTTTTGCAAGTTTCTTTTTTGCAGTACTTGATACAGGACTTTCGGCTATAATTTTTACATAATCAGAAAGGGCTTTTTTTTGTCGCCTAGAATATCCAGATGCAATACCGCCTTTTTGTCCGTTTCTCACGGCTTCCTCACGGCTTTGATTGCTTGTAAATGGTTTTAAATTTTCCTCGTTTGCCATCCTATCATCATCCAATCATATCCTTTCTGAATTAAAACACCCTAGCATAGTTATAGTTATATACACTATAATACCACGCTAGGGGTTATGTACCTCTACACCACTTTTAGTTTTTATCAATTTTATAATCTTCCGGTCAATTTTGCCAAATGATAATATTCTGCCATGATCCTGCGCTTGTATCCGTAGAAATCATTTTCAGATACCGGTATATCCCGGAATCGCTCCATTGTCCGGTATCCTATGCAGTTCACTATACTGTCGTATATCTGCGTTTCTATGCCTGGCGCATATTTGATTGACACTTGCAGAAGATTGTACTTGTCATTCTCGTCAAGGTGTCTAAAATGACTTTGAAGCGCCGGTATATCGTCCGGCGGCACTCCATAGTCGGTTAGTGTAGCTTTCCTAAGATTCATTTATTTCACTCCTCCCAATCTAATTTCTGTCCACACTTATTGCAATAAAAATCTGATTTATAAAGTCCCTCACTGTTGCAAACTGGACAGTTACCTTTTGTCGCATAATATCCGCCAGAAAAATCAAGAATAGATTTTATATTATTTGGTTTCATCGGAATCTGCTTTTTCAACGCTTTAATGGCTCCCATTCTAACTTCATAAGTACAGTTACCACCATAGGCTGTGTCACCATAACTTAATTCTTTTAATGCTTCTTCTGGTTTCATTTCTTCATCTCCTCCAACTTCTTCTCAGCTTCTTCACGAGTGATGAATACTGAAACATTAAACTCTCCAAGCCATTCATCCTCGTTTGCCCACAAAAAGCATTTATCATCTTTGCCGCATTCAATTCCGCTTACCACGTTTTCTCGAATATCCATTCCGTATATATTCCATACAGTTGTACCAATAGGACATGGCAATCTCACAAGTAAGCCCTGTTCTTCTGCGTCTTTGTAAGACTTTAATTCTTCCAACCATTTAGCAACTTGTCCGTATTTATCTGCACAATCATTACTACTGATAAAACTGTTAGGAATAATGATGGTATTTTTCTCTTTGTTTATTCTGTTCTTTCTCGTTACATCTTTGGTGTATTTAATAGCGTCGTCAAGTGTTAATCTCTCCATCTACTTCACCTCTTTCAACTTCTCAACTGCCAGCTTCAAAGATTCTACAAACTCATCATTCAACGCTGTGCGATCTGGATCCTCGATAAATTTTTCAATATCTTCAATTGCTTTCTCTTTAGGCGTAAGAACTGTCGCTTTTCCTGCTTTCGCAATTTCAAGAAGTTCATCAATGTCATCTTTCCAGTTGCAGACATTACACAAACTACGGTTACACTTAGTGTTCGTGAAGTACAATACGCATTCTGAACAATCTCCGTTGCAATTGCTTATATCTGCAATACGATTAGCAAACTCTCTTGCCGTCATTTCTTTTGTCCCGAGGAGTTCTGAAGCTTCGTAGAAAGCATCATACTCTACTCCGATACGTACGCTGTGCACCACATCTTTGTTATTACAAAATTTTAAAATATCTGGAAAATGTTGTCCTGGTAATGGTTTACAATTGCCTTTCGAATACCAATGAAATTCCTGCTTCTCAGCTTCTTTGAGAAGCATTTCATTTTCTTCTTCTGTCTTAACCAAGATATATGTATTTCTTAAATCAATCATCTGCGTTTCCTCCTTTAATTTTGCTAATACAAGTGTTCCAACCTCGAATCCATGCAAGACTAAGTTTACTTCTCCAATATTCCTCTTTTTTCTCCTCCGGCAATGGCTTCAATGGACACCATCCGGGGATTGCATCATTGTTTGGAACTCTTCTGTCACCCATCGCTCTGCACCAAAATCCGCTTATAAATTTACATTTTCCGCAATTCTCTGGTGTGTCAATCACTAATACTGATTTACTCACTCGCTTCACTTCCTCTCAGCATCAGGCTTAAAGTATTATACCCCGGGCAAGTCCTGACTCCGTTTCTGGTATCTCTTAATAGGACGCAGTATGAATATAATGCCATGACCTCATAGATGTGTTCCGTGGTATCTTCTCCACGCTGGTCGATGTATTTGAAGCACTTTCCTGGTCTAAGGAAGTACCTTGCGCATACATACGCTTTTGTTCCGAATCTTACGCTTGCACTGCTCATTTGTGTTCCTCCTGTAATAATTCTGGATTGTCGAAAGTATTTCCAGCTACTTCATAATGTTCCAGATCAAATTTATCAAGATATTGTCTGTCTATGCTACCGGCTTCGCGTGTTACCCATCCTGCCATGCCCCATTGAATAGCTTCATATGTCACATCTTCCGGGTAAAGTTCGTCCAAGTGTGCCATCAAAATGTCATTTTCCCAGATTTTCTTGCCGTTCTTGTCATAAAGTCCCGTGAACTGGCGGAGGGTTTCTGGATCAACTTCAAACCACCTAATTAAGGGAGTACGAAAAACCTCAAATATATCACTGTAAATGAATATATTAATGCCAATAAATATCTTGCCATTACATTCCGTATAATATCCCTCAACCCATTTTCCATTATCAATCCGCTTTGCCTTGAAAAGAATTTCTCTCATTCAACTCCACTCTCCTCCATGATTTTGATTGCAAATTCAAACGCATCAGTTTCACCCTCAAAATACTCTGATGTATATTTTTTCTGTAATGCGGCAGCTCTTGTCTTTCTTGTTTCCAACTGCTCCACAACCTTATCAATGTCAAAAGCTGTCGGCTGTTCGTCAATAACTGCACCTATTGCAAAATCCATATCCGAATTTCCAAGAGAGTCAATTATTTTGTCTGCATCAATTAAACGCATTTATTCATCCTCCCACACTCCCAACAACCGCATCCTCTCATACAGTACAGCGACGGTCTTGCGTCTGTATCCGTAGAAGTCTTTCGGGTTCATCGGGATATATCTTTCTTTGCTGATTTTCCTGTAGCTTTTCCGGTGTAGGATATTCTCGATAACCATATCCGCTATCACCGTGTTTTTCGGGCAAGCTGACAAGGCAGCACTGGAAAGCAGGTATCCGTACTCTGCCGGGAAGTCTTTCAGCATCGTATTCAGTTTTTCAATGTCCTCTGCTGGAATACCGTAGTCTTTCAGCTTTTTGTTCCTTGTCAACATACCATTCTCCTTTCTATTTGTCTGAGTGGTGTTTATCGTACATGATCGCTACGCATACAAGACCGACCACTCCGACTATGATTCCAAGGGCGAATCCTAATAAGAATGTAATCATGTCTCTTCCTCCTTTTCGAAAATTGGTACTTCCATCTTTAGTCCTCCTCAAAATAAAATCTCACTGGCTCATCAGAATATTTTATGATTCCAAATCTGACCCCGACTTGAAATGGAACGCTATCTCTCTTTAATCTTTTAGGAATCTGATATACGTATTCTCTGAACTGCTCTAAATCAAGAGCGGCTTTGTAATGATTACAGCTTCTACATGCTGGAAGCATATTCGAAATGTCATCGTTCCCTCCTACTCTTAGTGGTTTTACATGGTCTACTTGCATATCTTTATAGTCAAGTACACATCCGCAATATGCACAATGTCCATTGCATTTCTTATACGCTTGCTCTCTCGTAGATTTTGAAATTCTTTTTCTTTTCATCTCATTTGTCATGCTTTCACCTCACTATCCTCTGGCATCTGAAAGACCACTGATTCTCTTATTAATTCCGTATAATCTTTTAGCACTTTAATTCCAGCAGCTACGCTTTCAGGAGTATCATAACTTCCCGTGTACGTCGCACCAGCTAATCCTGTACTGATGATTTTTGATGCTTCGAATTTCATATAGGCTTCCTGAATCATATCCAGTACTTTCATGGCTTTTGCTTTGGTGGAATATTCTCCGAGCAAGCAGCACCAACTCATATCTCTTCTTGCACTTATTACTCCACCCGAAACTTCGATATCGAATAAAAGTTCAAGTGTAGCTAAAACTTCCTTATTCTGACTTCTGATTAACATTTTGCGTCCTCCTCGTTGTTCGCTCTTTTATTCCATGCTTCTATTGCATATTCGGGATTGTTATAATGTCCTGTACCGCAAAGACAGTTACCGCATTTTACAAGATACTGAGCATTACCTAAATATCCCATTTCATCATCGGTAAAAATTTGCGCCTCTTCTCCACAAAACGGACAAGGTTTTAATTTCTCCATTTTCATTCTCACTTTCCCCATGTAAGCAACTGACACGCTATTGTGCAGTCCTCCATGATTTCTGTATTATTTATGTATCAATTCACCATTCTAATTTTGATACAACCTCGGTTTGCCGAGGATTCGTTATCACTTTCTGTATCTGTCTAAAATTTTCATTATCTTTTCTACATAATCAGCCATCTCAAGAATATCTTCGTCGTCCATCCATTTCAGCCCATATTTGTTTTCAAACTGATTAAGTTCAAACTCCATATCTCTTATCAAAACAAATTTCTCTGCCAGTTCATTTTCTTTTCTGGCATTTTCATCGTATTCGTAAAACTTTTCGCTTTTTCCATGTTCTCTATATATATCTGTTTCGATCTTGGTTCTTTTTGGAGTGATTCTTGTAATCTTAACCGGAATAATTTTTCTATGTCGGAACGTCGATAAACACCCGCAATTCACCGTTCTGGCAATTCCAACGGTTTCTCCTACCTTTAAATCGTCTCTGTTGATTTCTTTTAACTTAATGTCCATTTCTTGCCCTACTTTCATTTAACCAAACGCTACCTGCCCGTTATTCTGCATGACTTTTTATTTCTCCTGAAAAGCTTAATTCAATTCCTAGTTCTTCCTTGATAGCCTGCACATAATCAATCCATTCAGCCAAGCCCTGATTGATATAGTCCGAAGCTTTGTCCATGCCTGCCATGAACTTCTGGCATCTTTTCTGACCGAATCCAAATTCATCATGCAGGACAGCTATCGCCATGATCACGCAGCATTCAGATACAAGCTGTTTGATCTTCTCAGATGCTTTGTCCAGATCCTTTCTTGCCAGGGAAGTATGTATTCCTGTTACTCCCCTGAATCTGCATTCCTTTTCGAGGGCTTCAAGACCGCCCTCTCTGGTGATTCGTCTAGCAAGGTCAAGACCATCTTCTCTCCCGCGTTCATACTCTCGCATTTTATTCATTTCTTCACCTTTCCGAACCCGTATCCTGTCGGAGCATAGGCTCTATCAGTACTCGGGTGTGCTGTTTTAAGCAACCCATCATCAATAAGCTGGTTTAAATGTCTCCAGATGGTAGCTCTGCTTGCGTCTACTTTCTCGCAGATCTCGCTGACCGATGGTGCATATCCAACAAGTTTAAAGTAGCTTACTACATACATGTAGATTTCTTTTCTAAGTGCCTGTCCCTGTTCGTATTTGTTCTTAGTGTTGTACATTCTTTCTCACTTCCCTCTGTTTGGAATCTAATAACTTATTAAAAGCAACTAGACAATTCTTAATAAACTGTTTATCATTATCATCAGGACACATTTCCGCATACTCTCCAAGCTCTATCAGACGATCAGTGGCCTGCTTAGAATATTCGTCTGTAAGTTCGGCTGAATAGAAATCTTTTATAGCTTTCCAAAATTCAGTCATAAATTTTTGAATATACGGAATATCCTTTGCTTCTACTTTTATTTTTATCATCTCCTTTGAATATTGTATACAATATACTGTATACGCTCTATTTAATTTTATTTTATAAATATAATATATTTATATTATTTTAATATAAGTAACCTTTGTTAACCGTAAAGTAACCGTACTAATTTGTGTAAACCATTGATTTTACAGGTAGGTAACCGAGTAACCGAGTAACCCTGACTTTCTCATATAGGGAAACTTTTATACTCAATATGTGCATATAAATACTCAAATATATATATACAGAATCAAAGGTTACCTAGGTTACCCGGTTACCTTTTGAACGAATTGTTTGTTAATCAAACACAATATCGTCCGTAATTTCAAAATCATCACTACAATTCACGAATCCTTTCGGAATTTCATCTACAATTTTCAAAAACACACATTTGGTGACAATTCCGTCAAGTTTTTTTGCTTTGGTCGGATAACCTCTGCTGTCGGTTTCCACAAGTCCCTTCTTAACAGCCCATGACAAAAATGCTTTTCTGGAGAATCTTCCGATTTTGCATAAATCATCAAACGCTGCGCTATAGATTATTGCAGTTGACGTTTTCTCTACCGGGTCATTGTCAATAATTCCCCATCTTTCTGTTTTGATATCTGGGTTATCGTCGAATTTAATTCCGTTCATGGCAATCTTATCAAGTACAAACCAGTAGGCACGTTCATTTTCAGAAACCATTTCTTTCTCTGTCAGGAGGCTCTTCGCCGTCTCAATGTCAATGTACTGGCCATCATGGAACAGCTGATCTGTTGCGATTTTATCTGCTGTCAGGATAATGCTCATTGATATACTCTGCTTCTGCATTTTATCATCATCCTGTATAAGGCTCTGAAAATGCTTCTGTATGGCTTTTATATCGTCAATGGACATTTCCTTAACTACATTTACAAAATCGATTCCTGCGTACCCGTAGTTCTTTTTAAGGGTATCTGCGGTAAGCTGCGGGTCGTCAAATATCTTTTCAGAGCACTCAACCTCGATGATTCGGTTAATCGCTCCGCCCTGGCTGACATACCCAGCGAGCGGTCGTTCGCCGTTAGTCAGAATACAATTCTGCCAGCGATTCTCCCGGTTAACACCCAGCTCCTTGTTGGAGCGACTCTTTCCTTTTCCAGAACACAGGTCGTACACAATTCCCTCGAAATTATCTCGGATTTTAGCCGACACCTTTGAAGTATCATCCAGAATTAATGGAAGATTGTTAAGCATATCGGACTTTGCTTCCAGCGCCACATCCGTTGTCTTGAAGTCTCCTATGTATCGTGATTCACCCGGATTTGCCCAGACGGAAGCCCCCAACATAAGCGTCACAGTTTTACCACCCTCGGTTTCACCCCATAAGTCCACAAAGAACGGAAGAGCACCGACCAGTTTAATTAGAATGCTTGCGAAACTTGCAGCCAACATGATTTTTGGTTCGATTCTTCCAGTAGCACGAACCCTTTTTACATGTTCATACCACTCTGCTCTGCTGCCGCCTACACTGATACTTTCGTATAACTGCCGAAATCTCATATCACCATCAAATACGATATCCTTGTCGTAAGGCAGAAAATAATCTCGAATCCACCCGATTTTGCTAGAAGAATATTGGATGTTGATATAATCATCATTGGCATTTTCTACGTCTGACAGATACCGGACCAGATACTTCGCATTTTCCGAAGTGACTGAAATTCCCAACGCTGACAGCCCTACGATTTTAGTCGCGGATGTAATCATTGTCTTTGGAACGATAATTTCAGACCATTTACCGTTTCGCTTATATGCAAGCTTAATCTGCTCTTCTCCAGTCTCCATGTTTTTCATTCGTTCGATTGGAAGAATCGGATGATAACAGGCTATAATATCCGGTGATCCTGGATTTGTATTTGAAATCCTGATTCCCTCATCATCTGCCATCCAGTTGAGACATTTCATGCGGTCATATTCGCAATCAGAGAAATTTGTCCATTGATTTAATGTGGATACAGGTTTCTCTTGTTTTTCTTTCTCAAGGATCTGCTTATGTACTTTTGTGTAGACTTTTAACAGATCCTCAAATTTCTTCTTTACTCCAAGCTCTTTTGCCCTGTCCAGAAGCGTCAATGTCAAACGTGCCTTGTAAATCTCATCTTCTTGCTTGAATATCTCATTAAACACTTCTTCTTCCAGAATTGATTCTGATGTGAGCTTGTTAATCTGTTCCATTTTCTTTAATCACCTTCTTCCAATCCTGTTATGAATCCATGCTTATATAATGCAAGCTGTAATTTGTTCCATGCTTCACACCATCCATCTGATAATGGCCTTACTCTGCCAAGAACAGACCTGTAAAAGTCAATATCGGACAAACATTCCTGCAATTCTTCTTTTTTCTTCCGCTCTGCTTTCTCTCTCATTTCTTTTTGCTTCTGAGCGTGATATATTGCCATTCTGGAAGAGAAATCTGGTTTCTGGTAAGTTCCCCCAAGCATGGTAAAAGCTGTCTTAAAATCGCAATTATCCATGTTCTGGACAAATGTAAAAATGTCACCAGTCGCACCACATCCGAAGCAATAGTAGCTGTCTTTGTAAATTTTCATGGATGCAGTACGATCTTTCGGATGAAATGGGCACCGAACGAATCCTGCTCTGTTTGGAACCATGCCATATCTGCTTAGAACGTCCCTCATGCTATTCTGTTGTTTAATTGTTTCTTTATTCATTTGACAGAATCTCCAAAATTCTTTTGCCAGTGTCTTTCTTGTCGCAAAACAGAAATTCAACACCATACTTGCGTTGCATCGTGCAAAGAATCTTATATAAGACATCTCCATGCATAACTTTCTGTTCCTGCTCTACCCAGATGCCATTCTCTTTAACTCTTTTCTTCGCCCTGGGATTCTCCCACCAGAGAACATCGTCCAGCTTTTCGATTCCTTTCCCGTGTTCGCATAAGAAGACAAGTTTTATTCCTGCTTCATTTGCCCGGATAATTTCAGATCGGAATCTTTCATGCTGCTGACATACATTTCCGCATAACTCTGCAAGGTTCTGTTTTCTATCAACTACTAAACGTGGGTTATCATAACTCATGTAATCACCCACATACAGCTTTGACACGAACCATTTTTCCCCTGCCTCGTCAAATACCTTTTTAATGCCATCAATAACTTTCTGATGTTCTCTGCTATCAATCTGTATCAATTAAATGGCATCTCCTCGTCGATACCATCAGGAATGCTCATAAAGCCGTCCGGGTCGGCTTCTGGATTCGGTGTAGGTGATGCTGTCTGTGCCTGTGAAGAACCTTTACTTTCGCCGAATTCGATTTCCTCGACAACAATATCTGTTGTATATACCTTCACGCCGTCTTTATTCGTATAGGATCCTGTCTGAATTCTTCCAGATAAATCTGCTTTCATGCCTTTTGTGAAATATTTTTCAATAAACTCCGCAGACTTTCCAAATGCAACACAATTAAGGAAGTCTGCTTTCTGATCAGAACCCTCTTTTACAAATCTTCTATTTACTGCAATGGAAAATCTTGCGATTGATGTTCCATCATTTGTATATCTGACTTCTGGATCTCTTGTAAATCGTCCTGTAAGAATAACTTTGTTCATTTTTTATTCCTTTCCACTATGCTGTTTATCGTACTCAATCAACATTTTGAGACATTTTTGCCCTTTTTCTTTTGTGAGTCCTTTCACATCGTCTACCTTGAAACGAGTTTTAATCTGTTCAAACAAGTTAGAACTCGGATATTTGTCAATGATATTCTGGATGCTCATTACATTTTCTGAAGTAATCATCTCAACAGGTTCTTTTGATTCTGGCTTTTTAGCTGCTGTTTTCCCGCTGCTACCTGTATTAGTAGAATCACTGTCTTTGTTGTCATCAATGCAGAACAAACCATTCAGCGCATACTTTCTTGCATAAGATGACGCTGCGCCTGTAACCTGGGAAGAATCCATGCCTTTTTTTGACTCTTCTTCCCTTGCATAAGCAACAGTTGTAATCTCGCCGGTATCTTCACAGTCGTTCAGATGAGCTTCTGCTCTGACATATATTCTGTCACCAACAACTTCCATCCGATCTGTGACGCTTAACACAGTCTTTGTTTCTGCCAGAAGTGGCTTTACAGCCTCCAGAATATCCTCACAGCTCCTGTATTTGTATTTCCCGAAGGAATTGTACTGTCCTTTAGGGGCTTTCAACTTTGACTGAATAATACCTAACTTCTCATATATATTCACTGTCATTCCTCCTTGTCATAAACCACATGCTTACTGCTCTCAATAATCAGCAAACTCGCAATATCTTTCATTGATAAGGTTGATTCGTTATAGATTTCAACCAGTGCGTTGTATGCACCTGCTGATACTTTCACAACTGGGTTATCCTTATCGGTTACAGGCTGTTTCTTCCTTGCCGGAATACGGATTTCAAATTCACTCATTGCTTTCCTCCTTATATGATTTCTGAGCCGTTAAAAGCCCGTTCAGAGCCTGTACGTAGCTCGCTAACGTTCTTGCCTTGTATGATTCTTCGATAGGGTTATCCGGGACTGTGGCAAGTTGTATATCAATCAATCTCAGAACCTCATTAATTCTCTCATCCATGTTCACACCGCCTTAAAAAAGCAGTACAGATTATCTGAAGCGTCTCCGAACTTCTCCCCGTCGATATCTTCGGATTTGTGGTATTCCACATGGTCAAGAGACATATCGCAGTTTTCATAATCCAATATGTGATCCCCTCTGGACTGAAGCTCTCTGAGCAATTCGTTAATACATCCTGCTATCTCCAGACTGGGAAGAAGTTTCATAATTGCTATCTGTTTACTCATTTGGACACTTCCCATCTATCAGGAGCCCCAAAAGATATTCTTTTATGGTTTTATATGCAGTGAGACTATATTCTTTAAGTTCAGGCTCATTGTAGATTCTTTCGGATATGCCCCATTGAAATTCGCATTTTCCGCGTCCATAAAGTTCCTTTTTATTTTTTGTTCCGTATACCGTCAATCCTATTGAAGAATAATCAAAATTAATGAATGCATCTGGAACTTCATTAGCAACTCTTTTACAGAGTTCATAAATTTCGTCAATTTCTTTCTCGAACATTTCTTTATCCTCCTTATTTCCTACTGCCAGTCTGCTTTCATCTGGCGAACCGCCCATGCTGCCGAGATGCCAAAAAAGATGTTCAGCCAAATAGGTATGTCCACATATTTCCCGGCAAGCATGCAAACAGCAATCAGCATATATTCTTTCATTTCATTTCTCCCATAATCCACGCCAGATTGCTTGCCACCAGTGCGGCTGCGGTCACAATCCATGCCGTGAACCATTTTCTTGCTTTTTTTCTACTTTCTTCGACAATTTCTGTCGCAAGAATGAACTCAAGTTCGTCCCATGTCGGAACATTTTCACATTTATTTGTGCTATTTCTGCTCATATCGTGCTAATTTCTCCTTTTTTGGTATTTACAATTAGCAGATACGAAGTTATAATTAACCTGTACCTACTAAGCGTAGATTAGTAAGTGCAACGCTCCGGTTGGTGGGGCTTCACCGCCGGGGCACTATCACTTTAATGCTTCTTTCCCTCTCCAGATATATCCTGTTTCTTCCCAAAGTTTCCTTGGAGAGATAACAAATTCTATTCTGCCAGAACCTTTTCTGTCGTGAATCACTTTGTTCCCACGATACGCCGTGCCGATAGGCAACCATCCATAGATGATTCCTGCTCTGACAGATGGTATAGGAATGCCTGTCATTTTACTTACATCTGATACTGTCAGGCGCTCGTTTGAGAACTCTGGCATCTGTGGGATACCTGATATGATTCTTGCCACTTCTGCGGCAAACTGATGAACCTGTGCATTCTGCTCTATGTAATTATCAACTGCACTCATATAAACCTCTTTTCTAACTGATACTCATTTGAGCATTACAGTCACGTATCATCATTACTGTATTAGTACATGGATGCCAATTTCTGACATATTCCATAGATTCTTCAAATCTCAGCTTAGGGATGTTATTACGGGCATTTACTGCGAAGTAAGTCTTTATATCCCTGTTGCATTCGGCAAATACTTTCTTGCCAATTTCCTTGTAAGCATTTGATTCTTTCCCACCAAGGTGAGCAATTACGACACTTGACACTAAGTCTCTAATAGATTCCTGCTGTGCGTAGTCAATAGTCATGGTATTTTCAAGTCTGTTAAGCCGCTCTTCGTGATCTAAGAATCCTGTCGCAATAACCTGTATCTGTTCAACTATCGTCAGTGGCTTCTGGTATGAGCCTGTCTTTCTGATTATCGGAAGAACTTCATCCATAACCCATGATTCGAATTTCTCTGCCGATGGAAGTTTCGACTTCATAATCAAGCGGTACAAATCTCCCTCATTTATGTATGACATTGACTGAATGCCACTAGATGTAGGGGTGTCGCGTTTCACGACTCCCTTGCAATGCCTTGATACGGCATCTCTGGGATTGTTATATCCAAGAGCTTTGGCAACATCAGTGCCAACAAAATACGGTTTCCCGTCAATTTCTGCTGTTCGGATTTCTCCGAACTCTTCTGAATTAAAAAACTGTAATTCGTTCATAAGTCTCCTTTCTTGTGATATACTCCCTATAGATGGGAGGTGATTAAATGATAACTGGGAAACAATATCGGCTAATGAAGTCCGTTCTTAAAAATAACGGAACCACTGCACAAGATACCGAGAATCACGAAATGTATAGATACTTAGCATCTAAAGGATTCTTACGTAAGCAACCTGTGCGTGGATATGAAGGCTATGTGGTCACTCAAGACGGTGAAGTTGAAATGAAAATATATAGAGAAGATACTTACCGTTTTAAAGTGACTACTGCGATCTCATTCATTGCTCTTATCACAAGTATCGTTTCCACAATTTTGAAATTCTGTATCAAGTAGATCGTCTGCAAGATGTCCAAGTGGTATTCTTTTGCCGGGTTCCAGATAGATAGGATTTGGAAGCTCTAATCCATTCGTTTTCCCGGTAAGAATCGCCACTTTTAACTGATTTACCTGTTTCTGTAAATCTCTTACATAATCAAATAGATACTGAATATCTGTTTTGCTCAACCGTTTTCACCTCCATGTTAAGAACTTTCTTTCTGTGCCTTATCAGAATCATCTGGCTTATTCTCAGAAAAACTTTCCGTCTTACCGAGAATATATCCTTTGTCAAATTCTGACATATTAGGAATCGCTTCTTTCAGCTTTTCAACGATTCTTTTTTCTTTTTCTGACATATACGCACCTCTTTTCTTGTGATATACTCCCAGTAGATGGGAGGTGATTAAAATAAATCAAATTATTTCAATTTTAAAATCGGATAAAGGAATCATTACGTTTGAAAATGTTTCTTTTATCCTTGGGTTAATAGGGTCTGCTGGAACTGCTTGGCAATTATTTCAATCACGGCGTAATCTTCATTTAAGCTTGCCTTATTTTGGATATAGCCCAGAAAAACAACTGGCTTTGGCTTATATCCAGTTCGACAATCTCTCAAATTCCGTAATATCAATCACAGATGTCTCCATTGTTATTAACGGAATTACATATCCATGCAATAAGTTGCCAACTATCGTTGCTTCTTCAGACCGGAAAATCGGTGGAAAAACCGTTTCTTCCGACAGCTTGTACAACATGTCTCTTCCGGTTTGTTTGTCTGGATATGGTGGAAGCAGCGGCTACTTTGTGTTTCAGATTCCATTAGAATCTGTTCCACCTGACTCCACACGCCGGACATTTTTAATTTCGACCAGTCGTGGCTCGTCATTTCGAGTTGAACTGAAACCTGACCGAGAATATTTTCACTGACGGTGCAGTCTAACATTTTTCTTCACCTCCTTTGTTCTTTATCCCTCAATGCGATTGCGTAACCCAAAGTCATCCGCAAATCACTTTCTTTGTTTCGTTTTTTGATTTTGTGTTATACTCTCCTTTGGAAAGGAGGTATTAAAAAAAATGACTTATGATGAATTTATGTCGGTCATTAACTCTGATGTTGAAAGAATCCTGTCGGAAAATTCCGCTAATATTGCTCAGAGCCTGTTACAAGGTCTGCCGGAAGACGAACCTTGCATATCAAAAGAACAATTCCAAATCATCAGAAATGCCGTAAATACATCTATTCAGTCTTCTGTTCAAATAATGTTCGATTACCTAGATTCATTCGGAATGCTGGAATATGAACACCTGACTGAGCATCACGAACCGCCCGTTCTAAAAGTGATTCAGGGCGGACTTTCGGACACTGAGAAGAAATAATTTGTTGCTGGTCTTGAAGTTGCGATTCAAGGCTGGCAATTCTTCTTTCCAGGGACCGGAATTTTCTCCTTGCTGATCTGCTCAACTGTTTTCACTTCCTTTCTAGTTAAGAACTTTGTAGATGATTTTGTCTACTTTTTAAAGAAAATTTTTTCTTTCTCAGTAAGTGATGTGATTCCAAGTTCACTACAGAGAATATCTGTTTCCCTGTTTGTGAAGTCTGCCTTGTTCTTACATTTCATTCTGAAATACTGCCTTGAAATCCCTAATTTCTCAGCCAAATATCCATATTTCTTTCCAGAGTCTTTAATTCTCTGTTCAAGCAATGGAGTATCAACCATTCCTGTTCCTCCTTTCTTTTTGTTGATGTTTCTGTCTACATTTAACACTATAACCCGTGTTGATATTTTTGTCAACAATATTTTCAAAAAATGTTGAAATATTTTTCAACACATGTTATACTCTCATTGTAAGCAGAAAGGAGGTAAACTCCATGAACATAGGAGAAAGAATTAGAAAGTGCCGTGAAAATTTAGACATGACGCAAGAAGAACTGGCATTAAAACTTGGATATAAGTCAAGATCTTCCGTGAATAAGGTTGAAAATTCAAGAGAACTTTCTATAAAGAAAGTGCGTGACTATGCTAAGGCATTAGGCGTATCGCCTGCTTACTTAATGGGATGGACGGAACATAAGCCAGACAATGCAGAATTAGTCGCAGATATCTCAGGAAATCCACAGCTACTGTCCTGTATTGAAAAACTCACTAATCTTCCAAAAGACGACCAACAGTTAGTTTATGGCTACGTAGATGCTCTCTATTCCAAAAATAAAGCCGGGGATTAATTTCCCCGGTTTTTTAATACTCTGGCAATGAATCTATAGAAGAATTCAAGCAGACTGTCATCATTTATTTTATCTATCATCTCAATAATTTCCTTCTTATAATCCATAAATAACCCTCCCTGTCGCAACTACCGCCTACACTACAGTATATGTTCGGCTGTGGGAAATAGAACCGAACATTAGTTCGCTTTTGCTATTATACCACCTATTCCGACTCTTGGCAACTGCCAATGATATACATGAACTCTCACTATTTTATAGAAAAAAACATTTCTTTTTCATCTAAATCACTCTATTTCGTTCTAAATCTTTACAACGCGTTCTCAAAATGATAAAATAAAAATACCACGAATAACCGTACTTTACATAATATTGCAAAATCAGCGGTACAAAATACATAATCCGCATAAAAAGTGCGAAACGTGGTGAAAACATATCGGGAGGGTGTTTATCATGAATGAAAAGAAAAAATATTGTAAGCACTGCGGAGAACTTATCGACGACGACTGCGTAGTGTGTCCTAAGTGCGGAAAGCAAGTAGAGCAGTTGACTTCTAACAACAGAGACATCGTCATTAACAATTCTGCGTCTTCCTCTGCGTCCTCAGCGGCAAGTTCAGGTACGCCATATATAAGACGGAAAATGCCATGGTATTTAAGTTGGTTTTGGATTTTCATTTTAGGAATCTTCACTGGTGGAATTTATTGGATTGTAGGAATTGTAATGAGAGTCAATTGGAAATCGCATAATTAATAAAAACCACCCCGGCATTAGCGTACCGAGGTGGCGTTTATACATCTCCGAAGAAATGTAATATTCTGGCAAAACATATTGTATCATCTTCGGAGCAGTCGGGCAAGTCAGAAAATTTGTTCGGCTGTTATTTTTATACCTAAATACAGCTACAGAAAGAGGGAATAAAAATGGCGAAGAAAAGAAAGAAATACCCGAAACTCCCCAACAGTTTCGGAACAATACGGTACCTGGGCGGCAACCGCAGGAATCCATTTGCGGTCCATCCTCCGGCAGTACTGGATGAAAAGACCGGAAAGCCAGTCCGCCCGCCTGCAATCTGCTATGTGGACGACTGGATTAAAGGATTTACTGTACTGACCGCATACAAGGCAGGAACATATCAGCCAGGGATGGAACGGGATCTTGAGATATCACCTACAACGGACGTAGATACCCTTGTTACTCGTTTGATTGCTGACTACAATACAATCAAGGGTGTCGAGGATAAACACCCGGAAATCAAGAAATTGACGTTTTCAGAGGTATATAAGAAGTTTTACGCATGGAAATTTCCAGAGGGTTCAAAACTTTCTTATAGTTCAAAAATAGCTTACCAGACCGCTTACTCGAACTGCACGACTCTGTACAATCGTATCTTTGAGGATTTAAAAGCGCCTGATCTGCAAAAGGTAATTGATGACTGCCCGTTAAAACGTCAGAGCCTTATGGCAATTCTTACGCTGTTCAAGCAGATGTATAAATATGCTGTTTACTCAGAAATTGTAACAGAAAACAAGGCTTTGTATGTAAAAGTCAACGCGGATGACGACACTGAACATGGAACGCCATTTTCTGACAATGAGCTAAAAATTCTCTGGAAGAATTCTGCTGATCCGGAAGTGCAGCTTATATTAATCATGTGTTATTCTGGCTGGAGAATCGGTGAAGTGCTTAAGTTGACGACTAACTTGGAAGAGAGATACTTTCAGGGTGGTATCAAGACTAAGGCAGGAAAGGACCGCGTAGTGCCAATTCATTCGGCGGTATACGAATTTGCTAAGCAAAAGGTTCTTACTCAAGGTGGGAAGCTCTGTGTATATACTCAGCAGCACCACCGTAATGCTCTGTTCTATCCTACGCTTGAACGTCTTGGAATTGTTGGCGATCCGAAACACACGCCACACGACTGCCGCCATACTTTTTCCATGTTATGTGAAAAATACGGCGTCCGGGAGAACGACCGGAAGCGAATGCTGGGTCACTCTTTTGGTGGAGATGTTACAAACGCGGTATATGGACACAGGACGCTAGAAGAGCTCCGAACAGAGATTGAAAAGATAAAAGTCCCATTTGTGACTAACTGTGACTAACGGAATCTTATTTTATCAATTTTATTCATCACAATTCAGAACATAAAAACGCGTGAAACCCTTGTAAAATCAACATTCTCAGCGATTTTGCAAGGAATTCACTCATTTCATTTTCATTATTCTAATTGTATTCAATCAGGATATTAATTAGAACTATGCAAATGTCAGAAAGTCCTTTAAATACAGTACTTTAGAGGATATTTAATTAGAAAATGATTTTTTTTGTTTGTGACTAACGTGTGTCCAACGAACTAATAGGATTTACAAAACGAAATGATACAATATGTTATAAGAAGCATGATTCCCGGGGCGTTATCCCCGGGAGTTTTTATTTATGAATTTCTGAAATTCTGGTAAATACGCCCTTCGGGACAAACTCAAATACGAACCCATCATCATTCGGGTACGGGATTCTGACGAAGTACCATTTCAGCCCGGCACTGTCTGTTTCTGTGTACTTCATAACCTCTACAACTGCACCTTTTTTCAACTTCGGAAACAGTTTAGATGGGCTATTTTTGTTTGATTTTGTATAACATTTTGTGTCTTTTTTAATCTGCGCAATGTAGGCTCTTGTGTTCTGTTTTTTGACTGTATCCGAGTCTGAAACTGGCGTTGTATCTTTGACTAAACTGTAGTTTGGAGTGCAGAATTTTGTTCCCGGGAGGTTGCTGTTGTAGTAGCTTTTCTGGCATACTCCACCACCATTTGCGATAATTGTAGAACCGCCAGAAGTGTTTCCTTCAACTGTCCAGAACCGATCTCCTGACACCTTAATTACGATTCCAGTGTGTGCAAATTCTCCATTACGTTTGAAAATTACAATATCACCAATCTTTGGATTTGCATTCAAAGTAAACAAATCTGCCATTGTAGGGCAATAAACGTATGGCCAATGTTTTAAGAGCTTCTTTGCTGTATCTAAACCAAATGCTTTCATCATGCACCACGAAACAAACGCTGCGCACCACGGCTGTCCCTGATAATCCGGCTTAATATCTCGCCAGTATTTTGTATAATTATTTTCTCCGGCATTTGCTGTCTTGCTGTCAAGCTGGCTATTGCTTGCCTTTTCAAGATATCCGATTTCATTCTTTGCGATCTGGATTAATTTATTAATTGCCTTCATGTCTGTTTCCTCACTTTCTGGAAAATATGTTTTTAATGCGTTATAAACAAACCTCTGTCTGTCCTTATATGCCCCGACTTGGTTCCCTGTGTCCGTCTGGCAGGCTGCATAGAGATTATCGAGTGTATATGGTTTCTGAGTCTTTGCCAGAATCCTTGTTACTGCTCCCTGTCCACCTTGGTGTCTAAAGTTCACACACATAGCTTGCGCTCTAGCGTCCGTAACGCCCTGTTTAAGGGCTTCATCTGCATAGGTGGCTAATTGTTCATCCATAAGGCTATCTTGGCATTTAACGCCTGTTTTGGACGATATGAGCCGAACGATTAAATTTGCGAACTGACTGTTTCTGGAAATGTTAAAACAAGACCAGTCTGCTTCCTGCACCTGTTCCCATAACCCGATATTATCCAATCTGTCCCATTGTGCCGTATCTGCATCATGAATCCGTTTCAAAAGTGTTTGTGCTTCGGTTGCGTACCACTGTCCTGCCCCGATTGTAATTGCATGTTCTTCAGAAGAATTGGTGTAAGCTTCTGTGAAGTCCGAATAATCCTGCTGTCCGTAAACCTGCCCGCCGGTTTCGACCGCATAAATAATCTTTCTCAGGACGTTCTTTTGTTCAGTTGTCATGTTGCCCACTCCTCTCGCAAAGATTCTTACCTAATTCTGATTATAGCATTTAGCGTTAAGACATCTCTGTACCAATTTAAAAATCCGACAGGTGATTGCCTGCCGGATAATGCTAAATAACATATTTGTGATGATTGTATCTGACCGACTCTTGATTAACCTTTGCACTGTTCCTTATAAATAGGTAGAGATTTTACGAAAGTTTTCCATTTTTTTAATGAATTAAATGGGAATTCAAAATGGTTTTACATTAAGCGTTGAAAAATCTTGATTTACTACAAAGGAATATCTTTTTCCAGTACTATCTGTAATTAATCCTTGAAAATATCTTCCGTCATTTTGCATGGCGCCCTTATAAACAATAATGTTTACTGCACCTGATAAGTCTTCTGGTAAATCAGAAAATAAAAAATTTTTATATCCGCTTAAAACACATATTCCAACTTTAATTTGTTCTTGTACAAAACTAACAAATGTATATGTTTTATAATATGATCCAATATCGTATATTTTTATTTTACTATTTTATAACGTAGGATATAACAGTTTGAATGTAAGCACCCACGTCAATGTTTGTACATGGCATAACCTCGCCATATATTCCTATTCGTAAGCCTGACTTTGGCATCATAGGTGCAAAAGTTGTCACCACAGGTCTGTATCGTTCTGGTAAGGTCAGATAAGTTGTAAATGATGATAGTGGTTTTAATACTTTAATATTGACGACAAAAGTTACTATTTTACCGTTACGTAAACACAATGTGTAGTCATTATTACTGATATTAGTCATGAACTCTGTCGGTGTTTCGAGCAATTTAGTAGCGTCGGTCAGACGATTACTATTTTATTGAGCTAAAAAATATGCCCAATCACTCCAATCGCCATTTCTTCTACGTCTTATTGCTATCTTGTCACTGCCGAATGAAAAAGCCAATTGTGCGGTATATATTCTATTGCCAGGGTTATGTTGTATAACACAACACCCGTTGCCATAATCAAAATTAGGAAGCCCTTTAGGATTTACCCCTGTATTTAAAATAAATGCAGATGGTGGATTATCTAAGTCAGATACGTCTTTTTTATAGATTGAAAAATTATTACTATTTAATTCATTAATCGCTCCCAGAATCGTTTTGTCGTTCGTCTGAAGCTTCTCGAATACTTTGTCGGCAATTTTTCCAATTACCCAGTCTGAAAGAGTAGACAGTGAAAGGCGTTTATTTGCCTTTCCTGCTGTATCAAGTACCATTACTTCATCATTATCAGCTACTGTAGTTTTTGTAGTATAATCTGTCCACTTTGGCATAACTTAAATCTCCTTTTCTAATTTTTCAATTCTTTCAATAAGATTATTAATAGTTTCCTGCTGTGAATCTAGCTGCTGTTTCTGCAGTCGTACCAACTCGAACACTGCCGGAAGGAGTTTTTTCGGATCCCAGTCCTCAACTTGTCCTTTTTCATTGTATTTGACAGCATCAGGAAAATACTTTTCCACAAGTTCTGCGTAAAATCCGGGTATCTTGCGCTTATTATCAGGGTCGTTTTCCATCAAATAGCCTTCTTTGTATTCGAAGAATACTGGTCGTAAATCATAAAGATTTTTTACATCTGATTCTTCCATGAAAGACAAATGTTTTTTGTATCGTTTTGATGAAGAAGCCTTTTTAAATACAAAACCGCCGCCTGTCATTGATAATGAGGTTAATACTAAATCAGTACCTGATCCAGTACTAATGTTTCTCATTTGCACGCTTTTATTTAGGCGACTTACTCCGGCTACGGTTAAATCTCCTCGAATAGATGCATCAGCTAAATCTGTGCCAGTACCTTCGCTGTAAAAATGGCCGTTATTTCTTGCTTCGATATGACTATTAGATTTAATAATTCCGTCCGCTTCAATGGTCTTTGTTGCGCTAATAACACCAGCCGAAACGCTACTCGCCGAAACGCTAGTATTAACCGAGATTGATCCCGCATGCACGGTTCCTGTGTAAAGATCAATTCCCCTAATTCGTGTTCCATATAACGTCCCGTACCCCGGCACATATACTCCTGTATCCGTCTTTGAATAAATTTCCCCAGTTGAAGCGTCCAGTGTTACTTCTCCATACGTGCCTTTTTTTGCCGAAAGTTTTTTATATCCGACTTCCCATCCCGCTAGCTCGCCAGTGTCAATGTATGAAGCATTCAGATACACCTTGTTGTTATAAAGATATAGCCCCTGTGTTTCCCCGTTGTTGGTTAATTTATTAAAAATCTCCAACTGTGTCATTTCACTGGCATCTTTTCCATCCTGTCCGTCCTTGCCTTTTTCCCCGTATACGCCAATCACACAAGGAAGTGTTGTCGTCTTAACCCCGTTCGTGAAGAAAGTCTCCTCATAGTTCCATAAGTACCGCTTGTCCGGTGTTGGAATCTGAACGGTTTCTGTCCATCCAGAACTACTTATTGATACGCCAGATGAACTGGACGTAGCGAGATAATGCTGTACAATCTTCGAGATTCCATTTCCGGTATCACCTTGCTTTTGCTTCACAACTACAAATTCTTTCTTTGCGGTCATCCCATTGTAAGTTGCAGTTGCTGTGATTGTGCCACTGTCCACGGACAGTCCAGAGACCGTGTACGTTGCCCCTGACGCAGAACCGCTTACTCCACTTCCTGCGGAGAACGAAATGTTTGACTGCGCGGTTACGTCCTTAGCGCCATACAGTACAGTTACCGTAGTTTTGCATGTCGGAAATGTAGTATATTTACCAGATGAATCTGTCGGGATTCCCTGAAATTCATTTGATAACAGCACACTCAACGTTGCATATTTTGTCGCGATTTCTGTCGCGGTATTAGACGCTGTATCTTTTGCTATTTCGGATACAGCTTTTCCTTTTAACGAGAACTCTGTCGCGGCAATGTGTACCTTTCCACTATCGTCAATATGGAGCGTGATTTGGTTATCACTGTCAATAACCTTAATCCCTTTTGCATTGATAAACTTGCCTGCTAAAACGCCTGCAAGGATGTAATTTGCATTTATATACAGCTTCTTGTCCTGTATATAAATTCCCTGGTCTTCACCGCCGTTTGTTAGCTTATTAAAGACCTCATCCTGTCCAAGGCTTGTGTCATACTCTTTGACTGCATTATTAATGTCGGTTTTGTCGGCATATTTGAAATCAATCCAGTCAGTGTCAGTAAATGCACCATCCGACCGGCTTCTAACCGCTGTTTTGATAGAAGCTTCGCCATCGGCTTTTGATGTGACCCAGAAATCTCCCATATTGTATGGTGGTTTGGGCTGTTCAAAATAAACTGCCGCTTTCCCATCAATCTTATCAAACAGATAGTCCGGGACTTCCTGTTCTACCCATTTATTTCCATCCCAACGCCAACGCGTGTTATTTGCAGTATTCTGCCAAAGATCTCCTTTGTGGACGTATTTGCCTTTTTCCCAGGCAATCAAAATCTCATTTTCGCTTACATCCAGAATAGAATTTCCGTTAACATCTGTCCATGGGATTTCGTCTGTTTCTGACCATTCTAATGATGGATCTGTATCCTGACTCCATGTCTGAATTTTCCCATCCAGCTGTTCTTGCAAATTTTCAATCGTATCGGCAAAAACGCCCTTGATAAAAGCTGTAACTGCTGAATCATCTGTATACTTAGATGCTCTCACCCAGTCATCGGCGTCATAGCTTGCGCCCTCTGCCTTTGCCTTTTGACACTTAAGAATGTCCCCTGTCTTTCCCTGAACCCATAAATCGTCAATATCGTAAGGCGGCACCGGCTCTGCTCCGAAAATTCTTTTCTTTGCATTTGCCGTGTTTTGTGCCTGCGCCGCATCAGCCAGAGCTTTGACCACCGCAGTGTCTTTTACATAATCCCACTTGTATTCGCCATTAATCTTTGCATACCTGTAAGCCTGCCCGCCATATTCTTCGTTGTTTACAATATAAAACAGGTCACCTAAGTGTTTCTCTTTGGTTGTATCATCTGCCCAAGTGGATGCCGGTTCATTGTTACCATCAGGAACATAGTCTCCAAAGAATGCTTCTATCTGCCCGTCAATCTGCTCCTGAAGAACCTTAATCTGTGGAGAATACACTTCTGTAATAAATTTCTCAACCTCGGCATTTGCGACATTTTCAGGCGTTTTTCCTTTGATCGTGAGTTCTGTAGCATTAAGATTGACAGCCCCTGTCTCTGCATCAATGCGGAACGTAATGTTTCCGTCATTGTCTTTTGCCGTGAATCCCCTAGTGTTAATCCAGTCAGACTGAATGCCGATAGCATACAGAATGTTCAGCACTGCATCACCGTTGCTGTCAAATCCGGCTTTCCAAGTCCGGCCTCCGTCTACTGACAAGAAGAATCCATCAACGCCCGTCTTATAGATTACTTTAGAATCAGTAAGCGTAGGCTTGTCGTGACGATATGATACCGTCGAGCCGTCTGCCTGAATTTCTTCCGTATAGTAGAATCCAAGGGTGTTAGCCGCCAGTTCGTTCATCTGCTTTAATTTTGCATCATAGGCAGTAATCTTTTTCTCAGAATCTTTCTTTATGTTGTCGACCTCGACCTGCATGCTGTCTGGATAGTCAGCATCGATGTCTTCCATGCTCTTTGCATTACAAGAGAAGCTTGTACTTCCAGAGAATGCGAAGTCTACATCTGTCAGATATGAATAGTAAATATTGCCTTTAATGTCGGAAAATGTAATTCTATCTCCAAATGTGGCGTATCCGATTGCTATGCTGTCACAAGAGAATGGTCTTAATCTCATACCGACAAGTTCTTTTCCGATCAGGTCAACACCGACTTGCTCATTTCCTGTCAGAAGCTTGTTGTCAATCGTGATAACGTACCCGTCCGTGCCGTACTTATATTCCGTTTCATCATTTGCATACTTGACCCCGGTGACAACTACATCATCAACATCATAAGTAAGGTTATTGATAAAATTTGGCTTAAATCCTTTTCGCTCGAGAATTGTCTCGATCTCGTTACTATCGATGTCAAGGATAGTGTTTCCATTAATGTCGTACCATGGAACTGTTTCTAAGGTAATAGTGTCTGCACCATCGTCAAAAGTGATAATTCGCAAATTATCATTCTCGTCAATGCGAGCGTTACCACCTGCCAAAGCTGCAACCATACCGATTACTGCTCTGAAAGTGGTGTTCTCGGGCTTCTTCTGTACCTGATAGTCTGCGTTTTTAAATGTTGCGTCACCTAACACAATCCCGGTCTGCTGACAGGCATCTTCTAAAACCTCTCTGGCAGAGCATGGAAAAATAAGATTTGTGTTGTAATCCGTCTCTGCCTTGCTCATATAATCCAGCAAAGTAAGATTGATCTCATCGGACGTGGCGGGTTTTTTTGATACAATGAATGTGCCGCGGCGAATGGTTTCCAATCTATCAGACAGTTGCAAATTTAAAAATAGGGTGAACTGTGCCCCGGCAAAGTTGTAGTCAGAGAACCTATCATCATCATTGACCAGCGCCAATGTTGCTGTTTTTTCAATGGCTACACCTATAGGGAAGTCCCCGGAATCAGAAGAATCTACAATGCCGTTTCCGTCAAGGTAGAAATCTTCTTTTCCCAGGCTTAAAATTGTCCCATCACGCAGCACCGCATTCGCCGTAACATAATAGTTGCTATTTAAGAGAGATTCCGTCTTTAACTGATTTGTAACATTAATCATACCGGTCGAATGCTCCTTACATTAATAGTTAATCCTGTCCATCGTTCCTCATTATCCTTGAGTGTTTGCGCTGCCATGTTGAAATTAGATGCATAGAACGTCTTGTCAATCCATTTGCCGGGGGTTCGAGGATCTTTGTGATGAAATGTGAACTGACTTTTGTTGATCATAGAGTTGAGAATCGTTGCAATCTCTCCCCATTTAAGTTCGCCCCATTCCATATCATATCCGGCAATAGTTCCCATCGGAGTGTTGTGCATAACAAGATCCTGGCTTCTCTTAGAGCTTTCCGTTGATGTAGTTGCGAACACCGGCTTGTATGTGTCAGGGGCCTTTATAATGACCCCATCAATCTTAAACTGTTCCTGTGCCATTTATACACCTCCTAACAAGAATGGATTCTGACCGCCATTTCTGCGTCTCCTAAGCTCTGCTTCATCAATGATAATGTCTAATAGTTTTCTGCCAGATGCATTGACTGTAACATTGTAAGTGTTTCCATTTCCTTGTCCTTTCCCTGACTCTTCCCGGACAATCTGGCGTAACAGGCTTTCCGGTGCTTCCAAGTTATTGCCTTTTTTCTGGTCACCTAGTACTGCAAGGAATTCTGACCTTGGTGGAATAACTGCACCACTAGCCAGATATGGGATAGTTCCGATGCGTGGAAATGTTGCATGGAATCCGATTCTCTTTGTTCCGAATGGTGTAGGTACTTCCCACGGTCCGAAAGAAAACGCGGATTCGATTCCGCCAATTGCATTATTAATCATCCCAACTGCATTATTAACAATACTGATTGCCTGATTAATCGGGGCTTTAATAAAATTCACAATGCCTTCAAATGCAGATCTGACTGCATCTCTGGCGGCATTAAACTTATTAGTGATAGCATTTTTTATCGCTTCTACTTTATCGGAAACAAATGTAGTTACGCTTTCCCATACTTGGGATGTTTTGTTTTTTACACTATCCCACACACCTGTAACTTTATTTTTGATTGCGTTAAATACTGTATTCGCGGTGGCTTTAAGAGCACTCCATAAATTAGAAAGCGTTTTTTTAATGGCATTCCAGACTGTTGAAGTCGCTGTCTTGATTGCGTTCCAGGCAGTGCTAATGACGGTTTTTATTATTTTAAGTGCGCCTTTCGTCACAGTTTTAATTACGTCCCATGTGCCAGTTATAATGTCTTTAATAAGATTCCATATTCCATCTGCAATCTCTTTTATTCCTTGCCAAGCCAGTTCCCAGTCTCCCGTAAAAACGCCTACAAGGAAATCAATGATTCCGCTCAGAGTGTCTGCTACATCACCAATAATTTTAATTAATGATTTTATGACTTTGATTGCCACAGTGCCTACAACGTCAATTATTTCTGCCACAACCGGAAGTAAATTCGCAATTATCCAGTTAATCAAAGGCACTAACACTGATTCCCACAGAAGTTTCAGAGAATCAATGAGTTTTCCGAGGAATGTTTCTATCTTTAAAATCGCGTCCCCTAATGGTCCCTCTAACAGCCCTTTAATTTGCTCTGCCAGTCCTTGTAACACCGGAAGAATGTATGTGTTATATCCAGTTATTAGAGTTTCAAGTATACTTGATAGTCCGTCTGCTATAGAATCAAAGAACGGTTTTATATGTTCATCGTATAACCTCGATGTTGCGTCACTAAGGTTTTGAACAACTGTTAAGACCCCACTCGTTACAGTTTCTATTACTCCGAGACTGCCTTCAATCGCTGACTTTAAAATGTCCTTGTTGTCGATAAAAGGCTGTGCAATCATGTTAAGGATATCTCTGCCAAGTTTTGCAGCCGTTTCTGTAAGAACCATTCCGATTTCAGCAAAGATTCCGATTAAATCTGCTGTAATCTGCTGTGCGGTTTCTCCACCAAAAACTGAGAAAACATCAGCGAAAGCAACTGCAAGATTTCCCGCGATTTGTGAAATTTCGGCACCGATGTTGAACATATCTATCAGATAGTTCTTTATTCTTTGCGTGTTCTGCTTCAGAAACTTCTCGATTCCGCCTATAATGTTCTGTGCAATTGTCAATCCGATTCTGGCAAATGAGCCAGCAACTTGCCCGATTGTATATGCAAATGAATCTAAGAACTTATTTGCCGCCTTAACAACTTCTGGATCAGTGAAGATATCCTTTAAAGATTTCCATATGGAATCAAGATCTTTTTTTATTCCGTCAAAAATCGGCTCGTAATCTCCTAATCCATCCCAGAATCCCTTTGCGACTAACTTAGCCAGCTGTTTAAACCTGTCAATTATCTTTTTTAGCGGTTTTGACATCTTGTCAAGGACTGTCTCACCCTCTGCCATCTTTCCGTAATCAACATTTTGTACAGCATCTTTCATCTGATCTGCAAGCCCGCCGGTTGCACCCGGTACTTTTGATGATGAACCCGTACTTTTGTTCGTTGAATAATTATTTATTTCGTCAAGTGGATTAAGATATCCTTTTGCCGCCTTAGTAGCTTTTTTAGTCGCATTCGCTGTTTTATTTGTCGCATCTGCCAACTTTTCGGCATTGTCGGCAGCATCTCCGTATTGGTCGGCCGTATCGGCTATCGCATCTGTTCCGGCAAGGCCTGCGCCACTAGCACCTGTTTGACCTGATGACTTCTTTCCAGTAATCAATTCCGTAAATGACTTGAAGGCATTTGCCAGAGTTGCTAACTTACCGAGTAAGATATTGATAACTTTCAGAACAGGAGTAAAGAGGTTGATTAATCCCTGTCCGACTGTTGCCTTGAGAGATTGCAGCTGTAACTGCATCACTCGCACCTGGTTCGCCCAACTGTCAGATGTTCGGATGAAATCACCAGATGCGGCAGACAACTGTTTCTGTACAAAAGCCAATCGGAGAGCAACTTTCTCCTGTTCGGTCATGGCAGATGTAGTCTTGCCATAGCCATTTGCAAGTGCGTACTGGTCTAGTGCCGACTGGGTCATTACCACGCCGAGGTCCTTGAGTGTTTCCGTTTCTCCCGTAAACACTGATTTCAGCTTAATATAAGCCAAGTCTTGGCTGATGTTATAGAATGATGCCACATCACCAGTTAGCTGTGTTAGAGCCGTTGACATATCATAAGCCTGTGCTTCTGAGAATCCGAACGACTTAGACATTGCTCCGAACGTACCAACATACTGTTTTGCCATCGTCTCTGACAGCCCGGCTGAGGTCATGGCGTTTTTGGCGAATTCATTGACCTTATCCGACATGGTGGTAAATGTAACATCGACCACGTTTTGTACTTCTGCCAGATTAGAACCAAGTTCTATGCACTCTTTCCCAAACTGGGACAGTTTCCCAATCGCGAACGCTCCGCCAATCAGTACGCCTATTTTTCTTACCGCGCTGCCAAGTCCATTAAATGACTGTTTGATTGCTGACACGCCGTTCTGGACACCGGTTGTATCCATTCTGGTATCAATAATGACTGAGCCATCAGCAGCCATGTGTCCACCTCCTAACTATTTTAGGTTCAACATCTCATTCAGCTTATCTTTATAAGCTTGCTCCTCGTCGCTGAGACGTGTTTTTATATCAATGATGTTTTTATTTTCCTGATAGAATTTCTTTTCCCACTTATCTAGTTTTTCACCTTTTGCTTTTTTTGAACGGATTCCAACGACCGTATTAAATAAACATTCACCAGATTCCATGAAGTATCCGAAGAACGTCCACCAGTGCATATACGGAATAGCTCTGATTTCTTTTCCGGCAACCTTGTTTACTGCCGGTACAATCATATCTCCATCCTGCTCCCAATCCATCAAACGGGGTTTTGGTTTGTTTGAGTTATCATCAGTCTGTCCGCAGTCAATAAATTCACACGCTTTCTGACAGGCTTCAGATAAGTGTTCCGGCGGTATACTTTGCCAATCCTCGAACAGAATCTGCAACATAACAACTGCTTTTGCCTGCTCGTCTAATTCCGGATCATTCATTGCAATGAGAATATCAATAATCGCTCGAAAATCTGTTCTGATAGAAAAATCCACCCCACTGATATTTAGTGAGGTGGGTAACTCATAAGCGGTCATTTTGCGTATTTCTCCGTATACTTATCAACAGTAGCCTGCATTTTTTCCTTTCTTTTTTCGATTTCCGGTGCAATTGCTTCTGAAATCTTATCAAGTACAATATAGGCAAACACCTGACCATTTCCAAACACAGTTGTTGCTGTGATTGGTTCTTTGAATAAATCCTTAGATGCTTCGTATCCGAGCATATAATTAATTTTGTCCTCAATCTGTTTATTGATCTCCGCCATCTCTTTACCAGAGGAAACCTTTTTAACAGATTCCTGAGCCTGTTCAAAGAAAGTTTCCAGTTCTTCCGCTCTTGCCGCAACGTTAATGTCAGTAGGATTCAATTTAAACGAAGAAAACACTTCTCCCTGTTTGTTTGTGAATGTAAAAAGAAGAAATCCATCATCAATGTTTGTGTTAATTGTTTTTGCCATTTTCTACGTCCTCCTAAGAATTATTCGCTGTCAGCTGTAAATGAGCCGGAAGTAATGTCAAATTTACCTTTGACGCGCTCTCCAACGTAATTAACTGTGAACGGAATCTGATAGCCGGATGTATCACCGCCGTAGCTTGTTGGAACAACATAGCATTCCTGCTGATACGCTTCATACTTGCCTGCTGTGGCTTCTGTCCAGAGATGAACCTCAACTGCTTTTGTTTTGAGGTTATCGTCTTTGAGACGTCCATCTACGATCTTCTGTAATGCTGTGAACAGATCGGAAGTAGTGTCTGCATAGAACGGATCAGCATCAGAAGAAACTTCATAGCCGTTATGCTTAAATGTGGATTCTCCAAGAATATTTTTAGATGTTTCGGTATCCGGGTTGAGTTCGATGTTGTACTCTTCCAGGTCCTTTCCAAGACGCTCATATTTTGGTGTCAGTCCTCCGCACAGAGAACCTGCGTCAATATAATGAGCCATATATTTACGATCAATTTTTCCTGTTACTGGCATAGAAATGTCCTTTCTGCCTATCATTTTTAAAAGGCTGTGTAGGTTAGCGACTATCTCTAATTGATAGCCGGTTGTTACTTGTTATATTACTTCATAAGTGTTTTCGTAGCGTACCGATAATGGTAATAACCAGTCCTGTATGCCGCTCTCCTGCGGCTCTAATCCGTAGGAATTATCGCGAGTGATACGTTTTATTACTCTTCCTTGTGAAAGCTCTGGAAAAGCAGATAAGCGTGTCTCAGCGCCGTTTATGACAACTGGTTCTCGACATATCCATTTACCGAGATTGTCCAGAAACTTCTGAACAGATAACTTCTGCCGTTCTTTGTCGGATGCCGTGCGGTAAACCACATAAAATGGATACTGGCATACCTGATGCATTACTCCACAGACATCTTCCTTTTCTGAATAAACCAAAGCCCCATTGTCTGCCGAGAACGCAATTCCTGATTCCTTGCCGAGTTCCTCAAATTTGATTGTTTCATTTTCATATAGCCCCGGATACTGGTTCAGAAGTGCTTTCATGGCATCTGTCAAAATCTCATATCCGGTTGCATCTTTGCCAATTGGCTTATCTGCCATGTCGTCCACCTCCTGCTTGTGCTTTTACTTTGCGAATCCATGTGTCACCGTATTGCCGTTTAGCGGCATCAAACCATTTTGCCTGTGCCCGTGGGTGAGCCTGTCTGGTGTATTCAAGATTTTCCTTTGCGGCTGTCTGACCAGAGAACTGGCTAACAAGGACTTTCTTCGCTCCACGTCTTGCGTAAGGGCTTCCGGTTGATTCGTCAACCATTCCTTTTCCCTCATACAAAAAACGTCCATAAGGTGCCGCCGCTGCGCATACTTTCCCAGTTCCTTGCAAGGATGTACTCTCAACTCTTGTTCGGTTGATAAAGTCCCCTGTAATCATCGGCATGAACGGAACCATACTGTCCATGACCATTCCATCAAGTAGATACTGCGCTTCTTGATACTGTCTGGAGAATCTATCCATATTCAGTTTAATTTTCATATCTCCATCAACTACGGAGAAACCTTTGAAATGATGAATTTTACTCATATTACTTACCCAGAATCTCAAAATGTGGAATCAGTGTATACGGACCACCTACACTGGTAATCTTGAACACGTTGTCCTTATTCTCATTCATGTACTGGTAGAATCCATTTCTGTAATCACCATCAGTTACTGTTCCACCAGTCCACTCACCCTCCCAAAAGAACGATTCATCCGAGAATGTGATAGTGTCTTCCAGAGCATTGTTAATCTGCCTTTTCCACTCTTTAGGTGGCACCCATGGAAGAATCTTGCCGTCTTTATCAGTAATGGTTATGTCACCGTTCTGGACAGTGTATCGAACGTGTAACTGTGCGTTGTCAGTTGCGTCTGGTCCGTATTTCTTAAGGATTGCTCCCTTATCGGTAATGAGGTCAACGCCGGATAAAACATGAGGATACCAGTACGCATCTCCTGTTGTGGCACTTTCGTAATAGTTAAAAAGTGTAATATTAGATGAATACATGATACCCTCTCCTTAATTATTCTTTCTGCACTGTCTGCTTAATAACCTGATTTACACCAGTGGCCGACAATCCATTAAACATACCGACTGCAACCGCCGTGATATAATCCGTTGCCGGGAAATCCGGGATAATTCCCATTCCGACTGCTCCGAGAATCCCGCCAGTAACCGCCATGATCACCGGAATCCATTCATCAGAGATTCTTTTTGATGCCTTACAGCCCATTCCTACGATGTAGCAAATCATAACGATTGCTATACATGAGCCTAATGTTGTAATGTCCATTATTATCACCTCACATCAATTTAAGTTCATTGAATACTTTAAAAATTTTTGGTGACTGAATAGCAAACCAGTCAACCATTTCTTCGTTTGTAGCCCAGCTGTCAGCACTATTTGAATTAGAATCAAGTCCAGATTCCATCAGAAATGCGTGGATGATTTCGTGCCTAATAACCTGCTTCTGATAACTTTTAAGGTCTGCTTTTACTCCAATCTGTCCCTGCGATGTCTCCATGTCATCAACCACAATTTCCCGTGTTGATAAATCAGTATAGCCATCTGCATTTGTCAGACTCGGATATTGTTTCTTGTTCCCGAACTTCACGCTCCATTCAGAGCCTAAGATATCAACCTTGAAATCCTGCATATAAAATCGGTATCCCTTCATCCGTCCTTACTCCCATCAGAAGCGGTAAAGCTGTCTTTAAGAGTAAGTCATTCGTTTTCTGTACATCTCCGGCAGCGGCATACACTGCACTCCATTCCTTTGCACCTGATGCTTTTTGCTGTGGCGTGGCGTAAGAGATGGATTCACTGCCGGATGACACAGAAGTTACAACGCCTGTCGTGCTACCACCGGGCCCGATTGTGGTTGATGTCCCACTGGCGGTGGCATTGGTAGCATTCTTCTCAGCAAGTTCAATCTGATACATTAATTCAGCTAATGAACAGACCGCCTTTTTGATGCGCTTCTGTGAGCGTTCGTTTTTCGGCAGTCCGTCCACCAACCTGTCAAACGTCATTATGTCCACAAAATCACTGGCTCTTTCTGCCAGTCGTGGAAAGTCGGTTTCTGGCACGACAGAGTCGAAGTATGAAGTTGTGTAAAAATCATAATCTGCGTAAGCCATGCCAGTTACCTCCTGTGATCATCATTTTGCTGTTACAGTTGCGTGTCCGGCGCTCAGTGCTTTATAGGTACTGTCGCACTCAACCACTGTGATTACCTGTCCTGTTGTTGCGGTAATGTCAGATTTTCCATCCCACGCGCTCCAGTTCTTCACATTCTGTCCGTACTCTACGGAAGTCTCAGATGATGCAACTTTGTATTTATATACATTTCCTGCGCTTACTTTTTCCGGAGTAACAGTCACTTTTGTATCTCCGCTCTTACTTCCTGCTGTGGAGTTTACAGTCAGAGTTCCAAGCGTCTGAGTTGCGTTGATAGTTCCGACAGCAACAGCGTCAATATATTCTGCAAAGAGGGTAAGTCCCATGATTGCGAATGATTCAGACACTGCTGTGTGGTAATTGCCCTGTGTATGGAATCCGATCAGATTTGTTTCACCGGATACAGTATATACAAGACCCGCTCTTGCGAAATCAGATTCGTTCGGGTCAACATAGTACAGAACGATATTTTCAACAGGCGTAGCGATTACTGTTCCTCTCGGAATTTCACTGTCAGACAGTAAGAAAATCGTATTGAATCCCAGGAAGTCTTTCACATACTGGAAGCCGAACTGGTTCTGAATAGAAATCTCAGCTGCGCCGATGTACTCATACACGTCCAGAATATTTACAAATCCAACAACGCCAGTCACATTTCTGTGCATCTGCTTAAATTTGTTTTCTACGCGACCCTTAGCCATTGCCAGAGCCATCTGGAAAGTGGTTTCCGTGAATGAGAGAGTACCTGTTTTCAGATAATCATAAAATCTTTCAGTAACATTGGTCTGAAGCTGGAAGAGGAATTCATCATCGGTCATTTGAACAGCGTTCTCGTAACCGTGATCTTTGATCGCTTCGATAGATACAGCCTTTGCGTACTTCTCAATGCTCATTTCTGCATAAGGCTTTTCTTTTACAGTGAATTTGCTGTAAGGGATTTCCTCGCCCTCTTTAACATTTCCGTCCTGTAGTGTGCCTTCTGCGTATTTCGATTTAAGAACCGCTCCGGGTGTCTTTTTGATTGGACGCATGATACCAAGAATCTCACGCAAGTGTTCCCAGTTTCTCTCAAATCTGGTAACGAAGTCAATCTCACGTGCCTTTACCTGAATATCATTAGTCATAATAAGATTAGCTTTTGCTGCCATATAAAAAATCCTTTCTACCCATAATTATTAAGGTATTGGGTTAGCGGCTATACTCTGGTGTATAGTCGGTGTAAAAAATCACTGGAATAACTGGATATTCTGAGCAATTGCAGCCTGTCTTTCAGACGGGTCTTTGATCGCTTCGATATCTTTTTTGGTCATGCTTCCCGGTGTCTGCTGCTGCCCAACGTGAGTGGTGAATCTTGCCTGATTCTGCTGAGCCTGTTGCTGAGATTCATCCACAAAAGCGGATGCGTCAGACTGTTTCATCTGCTCAATCAGGTCGTTCAGTCCAAGAATTTTGCCGTCCTTCAACTTCAATCCTGCTTCCTTGATGTCTGCCATAACAGACTTCTTAGCCGCTTCACTGGAAAACTTAACATCATCGAGTGCCGCCTTGAGTGCGTCTGAGAAATCACGGTCATAGATCTTTGCATTGAATTCTTTCTCTGCATCTGCCGCTTTCTGTTTCCAGGTCTCTAACTCGGTCTTAACATTTGCCGGGTCGATACCGTCAAAGCTTTTTAAGGTTTCTTCTGCTGTCTCAGCACGTTCTTTCCAATCATCGCGTTCACCCTCGACTTTCGACAGAGTTTTCGCTACTTCTTTAGCATTCTTGTAATGTTCAGAGAGTACTTTCTTCACATCTGCCTGTTTATCTTCCGGGATCTCAATTCCAAATGATTTTAATGTGTCAATAAGTTTCTGCATAACATCCTCCTGGTCGTGTTTATTGACCTGCCGCCGCAGGTATTGGATTAAGCCAGTTAGACCACTGGCAGGGTAACTGTGGCTATTGGATTCGAACCAATGAATGAGTGTTCCTCTCCCGGGGTCAAAGCCCGGTGCCTTACCACTTGGCGAAGCCACATTGAAGTGCCTTTTCGGACTGGACACCAGTCAACAGGATAAGACATAACCCAATCAGCATCATGATGTTGTAATCTACCCTAGTCATAGACCACCTGCACGCAGACAGCGTAACTTTAAGCAGATTAATTGCAGGAGACGGATTTGAACCGCCGTTCTCAAGGATATGAACCTTGCGAGATTCCGCTTCTCTATCCTGCGATGTACATGTTTGGAAGAACCATTTCAGCACGTTCACTTATTGACTACTAGAGGAAGTCACTATATCACCGATAAACAGTACGCATCCGGAACTCGGTTATACATTCCTGCACACTGCCCTGTGCTTTTCCTGCCACCAAACTTTCAGTCTCCAAACAATGGGAAAGATAGGAGTTGAACCTATAATGTTTACCACGAGGGAACGGTTTTACAGACCGCCGCAACACCGCCAATCGTTGCCGCTTTCCCGGAACCCGGATCCCCGGGTTAGCAAGGTATTTAACGTGTTATGCCTACCACGAGTTGTTTCGGATATTTATTTCTTTTTTTAAAGAAAAGTATGAATAACAAAAACCTTAATCAAGGAGGTGTGCCATCTTGCGTGCCAGACGGCAAATACGCACGACAGGATTCGGACCTGTTTAACTTTCCATTAAAGCGTGCGCACCAGCTACTAAATTAAAGAAAGGAGGATTAAAACGAAAATGTTAAAACAACCGTTGTGCTTTCCACTGCACAATTACATTATAACAGATTTCTTTTAGCTACCTCTCTACCACTTTTTGTATTTTTAGAGCATATCCCGGAGTTTTTCCACGTATCTTTTAACAAGATCGCGTTCCTCCCGGCACTCTGCATCCTTGGACATATCGCTCATTTCTGTTGTAAGTTCGTCCAGATGTTCTTCCAGAGCGGCAAGCATCTTCCTCTTGCAGTCTTCAGACTTGCCGGAACGATAGCTTTGCTTCTGCGTCATGTAGTCGTCATAAGCATCTCGTCCGTCAGAACGACTGTAATGCCCTCTGACATAATGTTCACCACGTCTGGCATAAGAACTGCCCCGGTCATAATCTGGCATCATTCTGCCATCATTTGCGCTGTATCTCCCCATGCTGTCACGTTTTCTTCCGCGCTCGCTGTAATCGTCATTGTATCCGCCACGCATTTCATCAAGGACAGCGTTGTAATACTCCGCTTTCTTATCCCAGTACTGCGTGTTCTTTATATCTTTGTACATATCAATCAGCTTGTATGTCATTTCCAGATTTCCAGTGGTCAGTCCATTGTCAGCGATTTTGGAAAGTTCATCTTCGATTCTTGCGCATAAGTCTTTAATATCTCTCATAATCACACCTCCTACGCTTCTCTGGTCACAACAATGTTTGCATTTGCAACAGAAACAGCCTGATCGCTTGTATTCTCTACTGCGATATTAACGCAACATCCGCGAGGTACATCCACATAAATGCCCGTGGACACATTGTTGTACTGGTCTACTGCTGCCGGTGTGGAAATCATCTGGGAGGATAGTACTGGCTCGCCAGAGATTGCAATAGCCAGAGAAATAGCTCCGACAGTACCGCCTGTTGGAATTGCGATATTACCAGAAAAATCCACGAAAAATCTCGCTTTGCACTGGTTAGTCAGTCCTCTCAGGGTGATGATTCCGCTTCCCTCTCTGTGCTGAATACAGTTAGAACCTTTGACTGCTGTGTTTGAAAATACTACGTTTCCATTTGCTGCTACAGTCTGAGCAGCTACATTTGTAAATTCTGCCATAAAAATACTCCTTTCATATCACAAAAGGACAGGTCTCAGCCTGCCCCTCTGTGTAATACGGCATAAGCCGACATCCGAATCAATCGAAAGATACTCTCAATATGAAGTTATCAGCAATTACATCCAGTGTTGCATCCACATCCGTAATATGTGTTCGGATTAGGAACCTGATATGCCGGAATCGGTGCTGGATTAATCGCATTAATGAGCTGCTGTGTCTGAGAAGCCATTGCAGTTGTGAGAAGCGCACTCTGGCGATCCTGAGAAGCAGCACGTCTGAGGTCATTGTTTTCAGCCTGTAAGGAAGAAATCTTCTCGTTGCACAGGTAATCAAGAATCGCTCTTGTTCCTGCGTTCTGGCTGTCGATAATGTCTCTAGTGTTGTTGTTCATGGTGTTCTGTAATGCACAGGTGTTCTGCGCCATATTGTAGTTTACGCCCTGAATTGCTTCTCTGGTTTCGCAGCAGCAGTTTGCAAGCTGTGCCTGGAGCGCATTGGTATTCTGCATATTTGCTACAGTGTCAGCGTTAATAGCCTGCTGAATGCCAAAGCCGGTCTGCATGATGTTTGTGTTGATTCCATTAAATCCGGTAAGCATACCATTATTCATGGCATAGAAGCCATCACAGAGACCATTGTTGATTCCGTCAAGTTTGCTAATCACAGCGGAGTTGTCGAATCCTCTCTGAATATCCGCCTGAGTAGCTGCCGTGGCTGCATATCCGCCGCCGTTTCCATTATTGCCCCAGCCGTTGTTTCCCCATCCGAAGAAAGCAAAAATGAATAAAACAATAATCCACCAGCTACCATCTCCACCAAACATGCCGTCATTATTTCTACCATTTCCAGTAGCAGCGGCAATATCTGCTAAGCTATAATTTCCATCCATAATATAATCTCCTTTTTGTGTATTTACATCAATCTGGCCAGATTGTAATGTACTATTTCATTCCTTTCAACATGTGTTGGAATTGCCCTGCCATCTGCTGAACTTGATTAAGCTGTTGCTGAGAAATCCGCCCGGACTGTAACATCTTCTCAACTTCTGCTTTCGGGTCTCCCTTAAAATTCTGCTTAAACTGCATAAACTGCTGTATCATCTGCATTGGTCCGTTTCCCTGCGGCATTCCACCACCGAGGGCGTTAAATAATGGATTACTCATCTGCGTTTCCTCCCTTGACTGCTGATTCCTGCACGGTATTAGCCCTAACAGGTTCAGAAAAAGAATTTAATCGGTTTATGATAGCTTCGTATTTGCCCTTTAAATCATCATATTCCTGTCTGGTGACATATTTATTATCCATGTTCTGAACAGGCTGTTTAGGTGGCATCTGAGTGCCTATCTCGTGGTATTCAAATGTCCGCAGTGGCTGTGGCATACCTGATACATCTGTGGATTTTATGTAGAACTTTTCACTCTCTGAATCCATTAGCAAAACACTTGTCCCGGGTGCTACCAGATAGGATTTTGCACCAACTTCACCGGATACCCACAGGATACCATTGTTATTCTGCTGGGGCTGTTGTACTGGTTGAGCTGGCATCTGGACAGGCTGTTGCTGGAACTGATTCATTTGCCCAGGGACGCCAAAGCTATATTGATAAGGATTATTATATAATGCCATCTTATACACCGCCTTTCTGATTATATTTTTGCACAGATATGTCAATCTAAGAAGTTCAAAAAAGTATCAAAAAAGTGTTGACATATCACCCACTGAGTGGTATTATAATATCAGAAACAGGGAAGAACAAAAAATCAAGGAGGAAACAGAAATGAAGAAATACAACTTATCAAAAATCATGAAAAGAGCATGGGAACTGGTTAAAAAGTCAGCATTAACTATTTCCTCCGCATTAAAAGAAGCATGGAGGGAGGCGAAAGTTGTTAAAGAGACTTTAATTGAAAAACTTACAGCAAACCTTGAAGAAATGCTGTACGGAAATAAGTACATCACAGCAGGTGTGAACCGTGTTGTCACTGTAAAAGAGTGGACGAAAGGTGACGCCAAAAGAGCATATCTTTCAATCAACTGCTACTCTTTAAACAGAGCCTTTAAGGGTTCTTATAAGTGTGGATATGTAGATCTTATAGCAAACAAGTACGTCTGCAGTAAATGGGACGATGTAAATGCATCCGAAAAAGAATATATTGCATAAAAAGAACTGCAGTAAATGAATATGGAGTGACTATTGATTAGGTACAAATCAGGAGGAAAAAGAATGAAAATTAAAATCTATTGTAATTATGGAGTGCTGGCAGCAGAAAAGAGAAAAATTTACACATACGGAATGCCACATCCCACAGCTACTTGCTGGGACGAAATGACAGTGGAAGTCCCGGAAGGCTGGGAAGTGTTCGAAAATTCCATGGGAAGCTTAATGGTAACAACTCCGTGGAGCTGGGTTTGCGGGATAAACGAAGTTCTTCAGGGAAACGAAAAGCCGTGCTTTTATGCGCTGGATAACAACATGAACGGACACCGCGAATATTTAAGAGTTTTAGACAAGGAGGAGAAATAATGAAGTTTAAAGAAATTCGTTCATTTTCCGGATTGAGCCAACAAGCTTTTTCCGAAAAATATAAGATTCCCAAAAGAACAATTGAAAACTGGGAGGGCGGTAAAAGAAATCCACCAGAATACGTAATTTTATTGCTTGAAAGAGCTGTAAAAGAAGATTTTGTATAAAAAGAAGGAGGGGCAAATCGCCTCTCCTTTTAGCACACTTTGATTATTTTATTATTTACCCTCCGGCTTAACCGCTTTGCCGTTGATATGCTCACATTCATCTGTTCGGCGCAGTATTCGAGCGTATATTCCTTGCACCTCAACCGGAATAGTCTTTCTTCGTCCGGTGTAAAATTACACTCTATCAAGAACCTGTCTATATCTTTCTTTGTGAACACATATAATTTCATGAGCATACCTCTTATTAATGCAATTAACGCTGATTCTGTGCAAGATAATTTGTAAGCTTCTGTTTTGTTTTTTTTAATTCTTCCACATTATTCCCACTAATCTGACTATCCAGCATGGTTGATAACACTTCCAGAATCAATGAATCACGTTCCGCAATCCTCTGAAGACTCTCGTAATCTCGCTTATCATGTTCTTCCAGTGTCTCAACTCGCTTATTAAGCCGAAATGCCGGGGTAATCCATTTAAAGATTACGGCTGCCGCACCTCCGACAATAGACACCCCTCCGCAGATAGAAAGAAAAATCTGTACAAATTCTGATATGCTCATTTGCTCTCCTTTTCCCAGTAATATACCGGAATCTCATTACCACTATCCCATGTATCGAAATATTTGCCCTCTTGTACTGTCACCACATGACCATCTATGCAGAGAATGTATGTGCCTGTCTGATGATCTGCGCAAAAATCATTGACTGTATAGATATATCGTTCTGATTGTTCAATCAGTTTGCGTCTGTACCCATGTTTGTAGAGATACGCTCCCCAGACATAATTTGCGCTTGGCATATCTGACAGAGCGCATGCCTGTATCATTAATCCGGTAAAAACCGTTTCCCAATCAAGCCCGGTTGCCTTACATATTGCCCGGACAACGCAATCTCCCGTTCTCTTGTCCTTAACAGGATTAGGATTGAAATATTCCCATCTATCCATCAGTCAATCCCCTTTGCTGTTTTATATCTCTTTGCCGCTCCTCTGGCTTTTGCGGCGTTCTGGCGGTTCCATTTAGCTATCATAAGTCGGTCTTGCAGCTCTCTTAGATCATTGTCTTTGCAGTAATCTTTGTACGCTGAATTCTGCTTCTGTAAAAGATAAGATTTCCTGTCAAGGTCTTGCTGTAATGCGAATTTTGCCTGTTCGTCTTTGCAGTTATCAACCGCCGCTTGCATTCCAAGGACTTCACGCTTTGTTTTTCGGATTCTTCGCTCATAAGTGCGCTGTCGCTGTTCTTTTTCGTACTGTTTACCTTTGTTGGCTTTGTCCTGCGCTGATAGTTCTGTATAGGGATTCGACATCCCTTCCGCCCAAACCGAAAAATGATGTCTGCAATTTACTCCGCATATCCCATCAGCTTCGCCATAATGACAATTTTCAATAAAATCTGGATATTGGCTTACTTTTTGTTCTGACATTTTACGGTATTCTGATGTATCTTGCCCCTTGAAGAACTCCGGCTTAATTTCTTTTAATTTTTCCCAGTCTATAGAAAATACCTGCCCTTGCCATACTTCATGGCTTGGGCGGCTTCCTATATGTGCCGATGTCAGTACTAAACCATACCCCATTTCTTTCATTCTTGCCAACTGAATATCAGCACACGCCTGCGCCACTCCAGTTCTGACAGAACGTGCGACTGCTGTTTCAATTGTATCTTTTCTGCCAGATGGATATGTGACCGTAGCACCATCACTCACAACGTTATTAACTGCTTCTCTAATCGCTTGCGTATACCCAACTGCCCCAGTCATCACATGATTGTACGCAAGGTCACACTGGTTGATATACAACGCCTGAGCCGCATTTGCAGTTGTCCTTGTGAAGTTCTTCCACTCGCCCATGGTTGCAAGCATATTTCGCTCCATGAGTCTTATCATAGCTGGTGACTGTTCGAGCGGTACAGGGCTTAATCCTGCCGCCTTGTATATCTTATCATCATAATCGAGAGCAGTGATTCCGGCATCTTCAAACGCTTCAAGAAGTTCCTGCTGTTCGCGTTTGGTGTATTTGGATAGTTCCGCCAGAATATCCTCTAGCAGTTCACCAGATTCCTGTAGCGTTCTGATTCTCCACGCATCGGCATTGGTCAGAATATAGTCCTCACCTCTGCCGATTCTTGCCATCATCCTCGATACAATCTCAGAGATGATATACTGATGCAATTCTTCCGCAATCTGTTCACTGCCCTCTGTTATCCGGCGTAAATATTCTGGGCTTAACATAATTACTCATCTCCAAACAGTTTTGGTTCGTCTGGCTGGGCTTCTTCAACCATTGCTTTCGCTTCTTCCTCTGTCATTCCTTCGAACTTCACGAAGTACATCCATGCCGGAACTTTGCCAGTAGTCACATACTGCCACCATCTAGCACGGTCGTTTTCACGCACATACAGAATGTCTCCGAAATCATAATTGACTTCATAAGCCCCAACAGGTGCAAGTCCGTACAGGTCAGCGTAAACGTTCAGTGCGTAAATAACTTCGTTCAGACAGGATTCCAGTTTATCTCGAACGTCTTTGACGAACTGCACTGTTCTCTGCTGTTCTGCTTCTACTCCTGTAGCTGTCTGAATGCCGCTAGATTCATTAAAAACGAAATACCCGTTGGAGAATCCAATCTTGTACCCTAACTGGCTTAAAATGGCGTTTATGCCGCTTATACGAGTATCTGTGTTGAGCTGTGGATTGATTTCTTTATAAAATTCTTTCTCGTCCTGTCCGAATACATTCTTGACAAAGTGCGGTAAGTTCATCTCATTACGTCTGTTCTCCATGCCCTGTGGCGACATGGCTGCTACAGGTGTACCGCTTGGCATCAGCAATCTGTCATCTGCCAGAACTATCTTCTGCGAATCAAAAATTTCTCCGGCATTTCTGCTATATGCAATGTC